GCAGCGGCGGCGCCCGCCGCCATCGTTTTGAACGACAGGTCGAAGTCTTCCGAGCCTGCCGTCACATCAGTCGTAATCGCCTCGATCGTGGCGCCGATCTCGGTGTTGCCGGCGGTCGTTTCAACAGCAAACTGCATTCCAACACCGATGCCGTTGGCGGGCGTGCCGGATGACTGGCTGTCAATCCGCAAGACTTGCGTAACGGCGTTGGTGGTGGCACTGGTCTGTTGGATGTGCGCTTTAGTCTGCGGTGTGTCAGTGCCGATGCCTACGCGGTCGGTTGATGCGTCAACAAACACCAAATTAACATCCGTGTCGCCTTCGATCCGCGTGTCAACGTCAGCGCCCGTTTCGTTAATTACGACCGCGCCGTTAAGTGTAGTGTTACCCGTCACCAAAACAGCGCCTACAACGTCAAGTTTGACTGTTGGCGTGTTAGTGCCAATGCCTACGCGGTCGGTCGATGCGTCAACAAACAACAGGTTTGCGTCGGTGTCGCCCTCAACACGAAAGTCTTTGTCTGCGCCTGCTTCATTAAACACCGCAGCGCCAGTGACATTAACATCGCCTGTCAGCGTAAAGTTGCCAATCTGCGTGGTGTCGCCGTAATGCGTTACATCAACATCGTTCGCGCCGCCTACTTGCCCAAACGTCATAGCGGTATTGGTGCCCCGCAGGAACGGCACACCGCCTGCCGTCAAGCCCAGCTGCCCTACGGCGGCCAAGTAGACGCCGGTGTCGGTGTCCGCAGAGAATGAGTAAGGCGGCGCGCCTGCTGCGCCACTGTTCGCAAGGATCTGCGAGACGTTGATGGCGTTGCTGACGTTGTCGACCGTCCAGATCGTGGAGTCGGTCGAGGTCTTTAGCACGAACTTGTAGGACTGCGCGGCCAGCCAGACATTGGCCTCGCCACGCGAGTCCAGGATGATCGGGTTGGTGTTGGGCGTCGCGCCGGTCGAGTCTGTGTAGGTCGCAAGCGGTGTGGTCGTGCCGGCCGCATAGGTGTACAGTTTGCCGGCAACGAGCGGATTGCCGTCGTTGTCGAAGAACTGGAGCTTGGGGACGGATGACAGATTAAAGCTCATAGGGCCACCTCAGAAACGGTCAGAATGGCCGATGGAATGGCCGGGCAGAAGGCGGTCGCCGCTTCTGCGATCAATTGTACCGAAGTCGTGTCGACCGCCCACATCAGTTCAAAATAGCTGCCGCCTTGCATGTTCAGCATAAAGGACCACGCGGCAACCAACTCTGCGTTGTTGCCTTGAATGCGGGCGCGGCCGGCTGAAAACGGCACATCAATTCCATTGATGCGCGGCCAAATAAAAATACTGCCCACGCCGCCCGAAGTCTTGTCCAGTTGCAGCGAGAACTGGATTTCGTAAACGCTCACATCAGGCACATAGATGCGCGAGGTTGGCGTGCCACGCTGGATGGCAAACGATACCGTCTCGCTGTTAAACGTGACCGCGTAGGGTGTGTCAATCGCAGCAGCGGTCTGCGTTGTGGTGTCGTAGAACGATCCGTAGCGCGGGCTGCGGTTCAAAAACCGATACCACTCCCGCGACATCAGGTCAGCGGTCCCGGCCTCAAGCAGCGGCACGCGCTGCGCCGGGATGCGGAAGGGGGTCGGGTTAGGCATTGGTGGCGCTCGCGGTGAGTTCAGCCCCCATGATCGCGATCTTGACCGGGTCGGTGCCACTCACCTCGTAGACGCGGTCGCGCAGCCTTACCGTGCTGCCCAGCCGCCGCCAGATGACCCGCGTGCCGGTGGCGCCGATCGCGCCCATCGACCGCCAGTGCTCGCTTGACCAGTTGTGGCCCGCGTCGTCCGACCACCGCAGCATGACCTGCGGGTCGGACCCTTGGCCGGTCACAAGCCCCACGCCTGACTCGCAGTCGAGCTGTAGGCTGTGCTGCACCGTGCGTTTCAGATTGTTCTGGCCGGTACCAAGCGCGCGCCAAGACCGCAGCCAGCGCTGCGGTACGCCGTCATCGCTGTAGGTCGCGAGGTCGTATTCGTAGACCTTGCCGTTCAGATAGTCGCCAACCAGGATTGTGCCGTTGAAGTTCACCATGCAGTTAGCGCGGTGGCGCGTGTACTGCCCCGCAACCCATGCGGCGCGCTCATGCCACAGTTGCGTGGTCAGATCGTAGACCCAAGTCTTGCCGGCGGTCGGGAAGGTCAGCACATAGAACAGATGGCCGTCTTGCTGGTAGGACGACCCAATCGCGTCAGTAATGACGCTGTAGGACTGGATCTCGCGCTCGATCGAATGCGTGCTGACCCGCACGCCTCGGTAGCCGTTTGTCTGATAGACAATCCCTTGGCCTTGGTCGTTGGTGCCAAGCCAGAAGACGATGTTGGAGAGCTTGACGGGCGAGTAACGGGCGATACAGCCTAGTTCGTTGAAAGCGCCCGCGATGCGCTCAAGCGGGAAGTCAGGCCCGCCCGCGTTGTACCAGACCTCGGTGGACTTGGCGCCAAACACCCAGATTTCCCGGTGGTCGACCAAGACCGACACGATGTCGTCTGGCGCCCCTTCAGCGCTCGCGAAGTCCAACGGGTCGACCGACGTGCCGTCCAGCAGCGCGGTCACCCATAGCTTCTGGCTGTCAGGCTCGGCGAACACAAAGTATCCGTCTATGAAGCCGACCGAGGACGCGCCGGGGAAGTCAGGATCGGTGATCTGGGCAAACGCCGTAGTCGTGGCGTTGTAGATGTAAGACGTGCCTGCCGCGTCACCCAGCGCCAAGAACATCTGCACGCCGTTGTCTGCAATGCTGACCGGCCCCACGCCGGCGTCGCTGCTGACCGTGCCCGCGAGCGTAGCCACATAGGACGAGTCGACCCGCCAGAGTTTGGTCTGCGGGTAGGGCAGCGTAGCGGCTGACTGGGCCGTGATGACGTACAGCTCGCCCCCGTAAGTCCACAGCCCTCGGATCGGGCCGTCGTCCAGCGCGCTGACCGGCGAACCGCCTACCGTGAACGTGATCGCTTTCAAACCTGGGCAGCGCGTCAGGAACGCAGACTCCTTGCCACCCTGCGGCACCACCTCCGGATACAGGTTCACGCAGCGGTCGTTCGCGGCGTTGATGCTCGCCGCGACATAAGAAGCGCCGAGGATGGGCGTCTTCATCAGTAGCCGCCTGCGAAGATGTTGAAGCGCTGACGGCGGCGCGCGATCAGGCTGTACGGCAGCGCCATGATGTCGTCGGGATTGTTGATGCGCTTCAGGTTGCGCTTGGACGTCATCGCGATCCGCTGCACGGTGGGCGGCGGCTCGACCCCAAACTCAGGCGCGATCTCGCACGCGAGGCAGTACCGGAACGCCCGCAGGTAGCCTGGCGGGAACTGAAGGATGGTGTTGAGCGACGCAGCCTGCGTGAGCGGCTGCACCGACACCAGATGAAATTCCAGATCCTTCGTCGGACGGGGGTACAGGTACATCTCGACGTTGGGGAAGGTCATGTTGACCCACATCATCTGTGGGAACGTGCTCCCCGCAGTCTTCAACGCAATCCCGTTGTACTGGTCTTGGTTGATGAAAAGGATGTCATAGGACAGGCCGCTGCTGGTGTCCTTGAAGTAGGTGCTGTCATCGAGCAGGATGGGGCGCTGACCAACGAAGTCGCCAGTCGGGCCAAGCGACCGGTTGATCGTGTTGGCGGGCCAGGTAAAGACTTGGTCTTGCGTCGAGAACACCGACAGACGTTCGGTCGACCAAGAGTCGATCATTTGGTTCATCGCCGTGAAGGCGTCGTCCGATGTCTCAGGCGAAGGCGTCTCACCTTCGGCCAACTGACCGATGAGGCGCAGCGCCCCGTTGATCAGGTCGCCTGCCGAGACGCCGGCGCCGGATAGCGTGAGGATGGTCATTCCGTAGGCTCCTCGGGCGCCGGCACCTCAGTCCACCGCTGGTGCCAGACGCCATTGATCAGTTCAGGCTCAGTATCGCGCAGCATCATGCCGGGCGACGGACGAGGGCGCGGCGTGGGCAGCACAAAGCGAATGCCAGCGGCTTTCAACGCCTCGACGTTGGTATTGGGCGGGAAGGTGCCGTCAGGCTTGAGCAGAAACTGTTTCATAGGTAGGTCACCACGCGCACGAACCCGTCGCCACCGTCGCTGCCTGCGCCTGAGTCGAACGCTCCAGACGCAGCAGCGCCACCACCACCACCGCCAGAAGGAAATCCACCTTTACCGCCAGATCCTGCCTGAGTGCTAGTACAGCCGCCTGAGCCGCCTCCTGAGCCGCCAACGAAGTAGTCCAGCAGACCGTCAGCTCCTGCGCCTCCGTTGCCTCCAGCGGTTCCGGCAGCGCCGCCGCCGCCGCCAGCATCAGTTGCATTGCCAGAGAACACCGCGCCGCCAAGACCACCGTCGCCGCCTATCTGCGAGGTTGTTGATCCTGCTAAAAAACCAGCGCCTCCAGCACCGCCGCCGCCGACATACCCGCCCCGACTCCCACCATTTCCTACAGATGTAGTTCCAGACCCACCAGCAGATGAAAACGGTGTCGTTGCAGTGCGAAATGCATCTATGCTTAGTCGTCTAGCGCCACCAGCAACGCCGACACCAGAAGTTGACCCACCAGTACCACCAGCGCCGCCAATTGCCACAAAAGTGCCAAATTGACTGGATGAACCAGTTCCACCTAGTGTGCCGTTCGTTTCGTCGGCCGTTTGTGCAGGACCACCTGTGCCGCCCGATCCAATAACGATTGTCTCTGTGGCGCTCAGTGCGCTTGCAGGAATGCGAATATCGATCCTTGCGCCAGCGCCACCACCGCCACCACCATTAGCGTTGTTTGCTGTTGACGCGCTCCTGCGTCTGCCAGACCCTCCACCACCACCGCCACCGTACATCAGCACTTCGACGTACCGAGCGCCGAGCGGTTTCGTCCAGGTCGATGTGCCGACCGTTGTGAACTCTTGGATGTCGACGGCGCCTTGCGAGGGCGTCGGGTCGTTTAGCGTGATGCCGGTGATGGTCTTGCTGGTGTAGCCAGCAGCGGTGATGACGGCGCTGTAGATGCCGTTAGCTGCGTAGAAGATCCAGCCGCCGGAAGCGTTTGTCGTGATGGGGTTTGACTGAAGCGTCAGCCCATCATCAGAATAAATCGTTGCGAGCGCGCCTAACGAATCATAGACGTAGACCAGCGCGCCGCTGATCGGGTTGTTGCCACTGTCTGTGACAATGTCATAGTAGCTCTGCATGAGCGGTGTCCTTCCGACGCCGCCGCGCAGGCGCGGCTAGCTCGTTGGTCGAAGGCGCCTCGGCCTCGTCCGGATCATACCGCACCCAGCCGTTCTTTTCATCCTGTTCGGCTTCCATCTCCATCGTGGCGATTTTCTCGCCGTGGGTGGGGTGCCGCAGGTAAATTATTGCCATGTGTATGCAGCGGGGGCCGAAGCCCCCGCTGTCCATCAGTTGCCGGCCATAACGACCCAATTCGTGCCATCTTCGCAAACCAGCGTTGCCCAAGCACCCGCTGACGCGGCCAAAATGGCCGTGGCAGCAGTGTTTGAGGTACGCGGCTTGACGTTAGACGACGCGGAAATGACCGTGTAAGTGCCCGACAAGTTTTTGAGGTAGACGGTCCGTCCGATGTAAGCAGCCCCGCTGGGCAACGTCACAGTGACGTTGGCAGCGGAGCCGTTACAGATGACGTAGTTTTCATCTTCGCCCAGCGTAAAGCTGGCGGTCTTGGTGACCGGAGCGTTGAGGTAAAACGACGTCAGCGCCGGATCGGAGTACGCCACGCCAACAGATTTAGTATTCGGCATGACGTAGCTCCTTTAGGCAATCTTGTAGACCGTGTACGCACCCTCTGCGGTCTTGCGGAACCGAAACGCTGCGCTTGAGGTGATGGCTACCACAACAAAGGCGTTGCCGCCATCTGTGATGCCAGTCGCCGTAGCTAACGTGACGGTGCCGCTTGACGTACCGATGTTGACCAAGTTCAGATCAAACGTACTGCCAACAGTAGCGTTGGGCAGTGCCGCATCAATCAGAGCAGCGGTCGGCAGCGTGTAGGTTGCAGCAGAAGTGGAAGGGTTGGCTACC